GCCGAGAGATATAGTGTACCCTATAGGGGTATGTGGATTATCAATTTATTAACATAATTGTCTGGTAAATAATATAAATAAATAAGACACCTTTCGAAGTTACCTTAACGGACTTCTACTAAGTGTCTAGAAAAGATGTAAAATTATTATCACCTGTATTGCAAGTGTTATTCATGCACCTCTTTTGTATGGCACAAATTAATGTGGAATTATCCATACAAAATACAATATAGAAGGTGTAATATCTTACAAAAATAATTGTATCAGACATCACACCTACTGTCAATTTATTCTATTTCTTCGACCATACTTATGGTAACTATTTCCCCTATTAAATTACCATACCATATTTCGAATTCTTCTTTTGTCCAACCTTCATAATGATGTCTATCAATATCACCATTCTGATATCTAACATTAGCGACGATTGTATAAGTTTTTTCTTTCATTATTCAACATCCCTTTCTACTGGCATTTTTGCAAACGTACAATATTGTACATCTTTGTCGTGCATCGTACTAAGTAATTCTTGTAATTCGTCATATGTTTTTCCGTCTATCAATACATTTACAGTATTAGCACCATCCATATGTGTTAGATTACCACTATATCTATTGTTTGCATCGTTATCGTAGTAAACATTCACTTTAACACCGTATATTTCGAAATCTATGTTTTTATTACCATAGCATTTAAAGAATAACTGACCTTGTGTGTTAATATTCGCTATCGGAACATTAAGTATTGGTTGTACAAACTCTGGCTTTGATTGGTATTTCGCTTCTTCATTACATCTCATCAATACATATTTATCACTAGCTTTCGCTGTAAATATAATATCAACTCTTTTGATCTTTTCTTTAGGGATATCAATCATAAAGTAAAACGAAATCCCTATACTAACTGGTAAATTCAATTTTAAACTAGAACCATAAATGTTATCATACTGCCCTTGTGTAAATTCAACGTCATTCAATAAAGCTTTGTGCGGATTCTCGACAATAGAACCCACTATCTTTCCTTTGAAATCGTATGTTTTTTGTAATAAATCCATTTACATAACCTCCGTTCTTTGTACATAATATCTTCCCACTTCATTTAAGTTTACGCAAGCGTTAATTGCTTTTTGTTTCGTTGTATAAGCTCCGAAAACATGTACACTCTTAACATCCACAACTAACCACAATGTATTTTCCTCAATTTCGTTAATATCCGATTTAATAATCATCCAACTTTACTCCAATCTATCATTAGACTTTTCTTATTTACGTAAACAGGTCTTTGTATTCTAAAAGGAACATCAACAAGGATCTGTCCGCCTTTAATATTTAATGGTTGTACTTTACCTGCAATTCCTTTTTTTGCGTCGCCTCTCCATTCGAAACTATAATTAAACTTATCGAAAGTAATGTGTTTTTTGATGTTTTCTGTCATTCCTGCACAAACAATTTTAAGAATTCCGTGTGTATGTTCTTCTATTGGGCATTCAACTAACTTGCTAAACAGATTACCATCTTCATAACATTCGATCCATTTCCCTGGTATTTCATATGCATATGTCTTCTGTCTTAAATACTTACCTCTAACGAACGTCGCTTCGTGATCCCAAAATCCTAATTCATCTTTATGAACTCTACCTTTCAATGCTTGTGGTTCTTCATCTCCTAAAACGTGTAGTGAATCTGTATCGGAGTATATAAAAAGGTTTCCTACGGACTGGCAAGCATTTATTGTGATTTCCCTTGCATAAGCAGTAACAAAAACACCTAACGCTGTATATACAGGCTTCCCTATTTCTGTATCATCATCTTTATAAGTGACAACGCCATAAACAACTTCCGGTATCTTGTTTTTGTTCTCTGGATTCGTAGAAAATTTACCATACAAGGCATTCAACATATATTTACAAATTGTATATAAGCTCCAATTTTTATCACTTTTCGCTTGTCTTTTGCGGTTCACCCACGTGTCAATGTATGTTTTGAATAGATCATTCCTAGATTTAAATTTAAAACCGCCATGGTATGTATCATCGTAAATATGATAATGTTTTTTATACAACTCCCAGTCTACACTAGTTACCGTCATAGTGATGACCTCATCATCGGATGATTCTAAATAAACATTATCAGCAAATCTGTTTTTTCCTTTTGCTTGGATGATAGGCAAGTATCCTTCGTTCAGTTTAAAAGCAAAAGATACCTCTCCGATCCATAAAGGGTAATTTTCATCCTTTTTGTATTCCCCTTTAAATTCCATAGGAACACCCCACGGTAACATACGATCGTGCATGACAAAGCTATATAGTGAATTTACATCGTAAACCCTACCAGTGGGAATTGTTTCACCCTCATATATCTTGTTTACGTAGGTATATCCTCCTTTGTACGCTTTGCGAATACGCTTGTCTACTTTCTCTATGTCTAAAAGAGGGAAGAACTTTCTAAAAGCTTTTTCGTTTGTTCCGCTCTTAACATTACCTGTCTTTTTGTTTATTCCTCTAGCCTTAATGTAATAGCAATCATTTCTTTCTAACAATGAATCTTTAAATGAATTAAGAGCATCACCACCGATTGTCATTCTATCCAATCCATTAACTACAACTTGTTGATAGATCGCTTCGGCTACGATCCTAACATCTCTAATGATATAATCTTTTTCATTTTCGTCCATTTCATAACCTACAGGTCTTTCTTTGTGGTAATCTATTTCGCCTTTGCTATACCCTAAATTGAAAGCCTCGGCTATCGCTTTTACACTCATAGGTAGTTTCTTTTCAGATCCTCTAAAACGTGCTGTTTTACGTGTATTTTTACCTCTACTTTTAAATGTAATATCTAAACTGTACATAACTTGCGATGAATTGACGAAAGCGTTGTATGTATTATCTTCGCTTTCTTTGGAAAATGTGAACCCATTTTGCCCTAAATGGGATAATATAAACGTTGCATCATAACGCAAATTATGAAAATATGCTTCGGGACGTTCTTTCTCTACCCATGACATGAAACTTTCGATATCTTTTCCAATTATATAATTGTCAAATTTGCCGTCTATCTCCATTGCACACCATGCCCAAACTCTTGTCTCTTTATCACTTGTTACACTTGTTGTACATTCAAAATCACAACTAAACATTTTCGCCACTGTTTACACCTCTATTAATCTTTAATTCAAAAATTGCCTAATTTATTTTCAAGAGAATCTCTATCTACCTTTAGTTTTTCGTAATCCTCGATAGCCTGCAGCATTTTAGCAGGGCTAGGAATTTTCCCGTCTTCTGCATGTTTCTTTGGAGATGGGTACATTTCAAATGCTAATGCTTCCAAGTTAGAATGATACATATTATTAAAGTCATCTGGATTCATGTTTTGTACGATCTCTAGTGTTTTTAATTGTTCTGGATCATCTTGATTCAATACAAAAAACATCAATTCGATATAATTTTTTTGCATTTGTATCATCCGTTCGTCATAAAAATCTGGATCTTTTCTTTTTTCGTTTGCTTCTATTTTCGCACCGATCGTCCTTGGATCTTTTATTTTTTCAAATGCTTCCCGATCGAATTGTTTTGGCATGGTGATCCCCATCGCCTCGCCAATGGAAGTTTTTTCAGCTCGTTCCCCTAGTGTTTCGAGAACCTTTCCATCCTCTATATAAGGAAGATCTTTCATAGATTCTGCTTGTTCGAACGCTTTTCTTCTATGCTCCGCTGTACCTTGTTTTAACTCATTGAATTGCTTTTGTGTAATAACGAGACCGTGTTTATTTTGAATGTAACGATATTCAGGATTCTTACGATCTGTAAACGAATTAATTTGTTTCTTCCATTTAAAATAATCCGATCTACTTTCAAATTCATCGATAGAGGAAGGGATCTGTATTTCTCCGGAAAGATCGATCCCATATCTGTTTTTGATGTTACTTCTTTTTCTTTGCGCTTTCTTTTTCATTTCATTGAATGTTTTTTGCGCCTGTTTACCGAATAAGTTATTGCCTGCCATGTTCCCCCACTACTTTCTACCTGTAATTTCTTTGTAGTCTTCTCAAGTTGTTTCTTGTGGTTTCCTCCCATACTGGAATGACAGTGTCGTTCATCCTGCTATAAGCGTACCTTTGTAATTCGTTCCATTTAAGATTGACACTTTTAACACGTACGAAGTAACCACGTTTTTCTATCTGTGAATAGTATACCATATCTGATAAGAAATTCAAGTTACTTTTGTAATCTAATAAAAGTTTTCTTGCTTTTGGTATGAATTTCTCTCTATGTAATTGATACCCATTTATAAATTTATTTTTGTATATCATACTCGAGAAGAACAAAAATACATTGTCAAACTCGACAATGTATTCTGACTCTATCAAATTATGATAAATCCCATCTTTTGTTTTTGGCATTTAATATCCCTCTTTCGCGCGTTGAATATTAACTTCGCTTTTCTTTTTATATGCATCTTCCATTTCTTCTATTGTGTATCCACATAACAAACCAATTTCATAAAGTGTTTTGAAAGCTCCGTTTAAACCACCGTTATAATAATCTAGTTTATTCATTAATAGTTTTACGATATTATCATTAATCCAATAACCAACCTCATTATCTGTCATGGTAGAGGTTTTTCCAACTGGGTAAAATTCGATATCTCCAGTAATCATTGTTTGGTTTGTAATACTAAGTAAAAACGCCAAACAATCAGCCCATTCATCTAATACCAATGTTTTATCGATCACATGGGACTCTTTCCAATATTTGAAACTGCCGATCTCGTTTGCAAGTTCTCCAAGTTCTACTTTAAAAGCGATCTTTCGCATTTCTAAAGTATCCCCAAAATTCATTTTAATCTTTTCAGCGATAACACCATCTACATTTCTTTGAATTTCTAATAACTCTTTAATGATCATAATCCTAATACCTCCATGATTTTTCCTTCGTTAAATCCTCTTTCTACATGTCCGTTTCCAAAGACAAATGTAGGAACTATATAACTACCGTGATTGAATTCCAATTGCTTTTTGTATTCTTCGTTACGATCTATGTTCTTTTCAACAACCTCAACATATACCGGGCAATGCAGAAATAACATTTTTGCCCTCATACAATTCGGGCAATCATCTTTTGTATACATGATGATTTTGCTCATTTTTTATCCCCCTTTAAATATTCCGTCAAATTTTCAATAACGTTATCTCTATTTTTTATTTGTTGTAATAACTCTTTGTTTATTTCCGCATATTTATCATTTTGTTTTTTAATATCATTTAAAGATTTTCGAATAATATCGCATGATTCGAGTAGTTTTTCGTTCTTTTCTTCTAACTCTATTTTTTCTTTCACAAGACAAGCGATGTAATCTTTATAATGTTGTGTTTTTCTTGATAACTCTCCATTTTCTTCAACTTTTTGTTTTAAATGGTTTTGAACCCTATGAAGATTATTTTCAATATTTTCATTCTCTTCTCCTAATCTTTTATTATCCTCCTTCAATTCGATAATGAATTTTTCTCTTCTAGCGATCGCTTTCTCGTATGACTCGCTGTGCTCTATATAATAAGAATACTTCACGTAACAAATGCCATTTTCCCGGACGACTTCCAATTCTTTTTCTTTTATAATTTTTTCTATTTGTTCTTCAGTTAATTTTTCATTTAAAAATTCACTATAACATTTATGACATATCATCTTTTTATAAATAGCATGAAAACCAACATGTTGAGAACAATTTCTGCATTTATATCCCATCCCTCTACCTCCCAAATCTTTCTTTTCCATCTCTACCATCCATTGTCGGAGTAACACTTAGTAACTTTGTTAAAGGTTTTAATATTTGTTTAACAAATTTCTTTTTCAACATATATTTTCTTTCTCTCTGTTTTAACCTTTTGCTTACCACCCTCTACCTCCTACATTTTACTATCTAATATATTCATAATGATTTTAAATTCATCAATTGTTATTATTTTTCTTTTATATAAATCATTTATTTGTTTCATTAAATGGTAATGTTCTTGTACGTGTAATTTCCCCATCCCTCTACCCCCCACAATAAAAGGGACACCACAAACCGGCATCCCTATGAAATTTATATTCTATTTATCAAAACGGCAAATCATCATCCGATATATTTATAGGTTGTCCGGTATTTGCGAACGGATCATCACCAAATGATGGTTTTATTTTCTTAATTGTTCCAAATGGTGTTTTGTTTTCAGTGTAGCTAGGCACTTTGCCCTGCTAATTGCTTATTCGCAACTTCTTTCTTTTGCTCTAAAAACTGTACGTTATGTGCAACAACTTCCGTTACATAAATGCGTTTACCATCTTGACCTTCGAAATTACGAGTTTGGATAGATCCCATAACGCCAACCATATGACCTTTTTTCACATAATTAGCGAAGTTTTCCGCTTGTTTACCCCATACAACAACTTGAATGAAATCCGCCTCACGCTCACCACTTGTCTTATTTGTGTATGTACGGTTAACCGCAATAGTAACAGTTCCAACTGTTGTACCACCCGGTGTATAACGTAAATCAAAATCCTTTGTTGTTCTGCCTACTAAAGTTACATTATTAATCATATTATTTCCTCTTTTCCAGTTAAAGTGTTTTGTTGTTTTACAAGAACGTTTTCACGCTCAATGGAGACCATGACAGGAGGTGTCCGGTTAAGTATGTATATGCTATTTGATCGTTAGGGTAAACAAATAATAGTCATAATCTCCATTCAACGTGAAAGGGGTTTGTCTTTCATCTGCCGTTAAAAGAAATTTTCGGGATAAGGTCGGCATTCCTCACCCCGAACAGGTAGCTCATTTTAGGGACACGAGTAAACCCTAGTTGTGATTCGAATAACAAGTTTAGTTTGGCGGGCTTTCGCCCAAAATGTCCTACCCGGATATGTGAGCCGAGCAGGATAAAAAGATTCTATGACAGGAATCTAAGTAATAAATATGCAAATGTATTGAACAAGTACCGCTATGTAAAAAAGTAGATCTGGTTTTCTAGACTGTGGATCACCAGAAACCACAAGTTATAAAATGTAGAATAAAGCTTTTTAAAGAAAAGGGGCTTTCACCTCTTTTCATTTAATTAGTTGTTTTTGTGGTCTTTCCCACTGTCAAGGAAATAGATGTTTTGAAGGAGAGTATTTCCGTACACCTCCATTCAATATCTATTATTTTTTTGGTTTTAAAGGTTTTCCGTCCTTAGTAAATTGACAAGTGTTTTATTTTTTATGTACTGTCTTTCCAGTATGTCAGATAATAACCTTTAGTTATTTTATTTGTTGTGGAGGGTTTAACGTCCCTTCCCTTGACGGGTTTAGTTTCTTTTCCTTGAATTGAAGTATCACCAATGTTTTAAGTGGCTCTCTCTTCATTTCCACTCAATTTTTCATTACGTGTTTTGTTCACGGGTTTTAACGTCTTTTCCTTGACGGGTTTTTCTATTGTGGGTTTGGTTTTGTCCATCCTCCCAAGTTTTTACGTGTTCGTCTTCACGGGTTTTTTCACAATGGTTTTCCTTCCACGGGTACTAACATATTTTTCCTTTACGGGTTTAGTTGGTTGTCCTTCCAATGAACAGCATACAGCAATCACCAGTATATTGTTTTCGGTTTTAACGTTCTTGACCTTAACGGGTTTGAATGGTTTTCCTTCCATAGTTACTAATAACTATTTCATTAATTCTATTGTTATTTTAACTTTATTAGGTTTTGTGTTAATTATTGTCCTCGTGTATGGGAGTAAAGTTTCTAATACTTCTAATCCGTCGATTTCAATGTCTTTCGTTTCCCCTTCATCACCATACACATTTTCCGCAATTCCCTCAGCGATATAAATTTTTTTCATTATTATCACCTCACCAACTATATGAACATTTCAGAAAGTATTTTGTATTAAAATCTCGGTCATCCTCCACAACGGGCTTTGCCCTTCGAGTTGTTTCGTAATTCCCTCGGCTTGTATTCGCGTCTCAAGTAACCAGTATATCATTTCCCTTCCCTCTTTGCTCTTGTGTTTTTGCCTACGTACAGGCGAAGCCTTTACGAGCAAAAACATAAAACCGGGGGGGAGGGTTTGGGTGTTAATATAACGTTTGTGGTTCTGAAGGTTGGAAGGCGTCGTTCTCTTCGTCTTCGTCCTCTTCATCGGCATCTGGTTCGTTCCCATCGTCCGGATCTGATAATTCATAGAACATAGAAGATAACATTTTTCTGTTTTCTACTTCTTTTTTGATATCCGTAACCTTTACACCTTTACCATATATACGTTCTGCAATTTGTTGCGCTCTTACTTTAGATGCAGATCCAAGATGTTTAATTGGCTCGAGTGCTTTTACGGTTAATGAACCGTTTTCCTCAACCACTTCAGCAACGTGAATTTCTGTTTGTACGAATTGCTTTTTCATGTATTTTCTCATTGTATCCCTCTTTTCCGTTTGCAATTGACGGCTTTCAGATTTCCGCCTTGCTAGTGTTACTTAATTAATTGACTCTTTTTATTATAAACGCTTTTGAAACAAAATGCAATGTTTTATTTTCGTTTATTTTTATTTGAATCAATTAACCTCTCAACACTTTTTATTATAAATGTATTGTATCAGAATGTAAAGGGAAAGTTTCCATTTTCTTCTTCTTTTTCACTTTCTTCCTATTATATAGGTTTCTTGGAAGATCTTATTCTATTATAATAGATAGAGTAAGAAGAGATAGAAAGGAATGATAAAAATGCCAATGGAATTCGATAAGTATGAAGGATTGGTGAATGAATTGCTAGATCCGGAACTTGATCATTCTAGAAGAACAGAAATTCTTACTGAAATGAAACAAGATTATTCCGCAACGATTAGTGAAGTTGGGGAATTGAATACAAAGGTAACGGATCTGGATAAAAAACGTTTGGATCTATTGGATGCGAATAGTAAGTTGTTCCGCCAAATTCCAACAAGTCATACGAAAACAGAAGAAGAAAAACAAAAACAAGCAACGGAAGAACGAGCAAAAACGCTAACGATTTCCGATCTTGAAAACTAATAGAATGGAAAGAAGGTACAAATAATGGCTAAATTAACAGGTACACAAGCCCGTGAACTGTTGACTCGTGAAGGCATGACGACGTTAAACGGCGCTGACATTTTAAATGCAATCTGGAACGAAGCGACTCCGCAATATCAAGCAATCGTACCACAAGCAACAAACTCGAATATTATTGAAGTTGGTAGAGCGTTAGATAAATTGCAAACACTTCAAAATGAATTTATTGCAGCACTCGTGGATCGTATTTCATTAGTAGTTATTAAGAAGAAAATGATGCGTAACCCATTAGCTAAATTTAAACGTGGCGATCTATTGAACGGCGCTATTATCGAAGAAATATTTGTCGATTTGGTGCAGGCGAAGGAGTACAATCCAGAAATCGCTGAGAGCGAAGTATTTAAACGTGTTGTTCCAGATACGAAAGTATACTTCCATCAACAACCACGTAAACAATTTTATAAACAAACGATTCAAGATTCTTCCTTACAACAAGCGTTTACGGATTACAGATCATTCGATAACTTCCTTGCGAGTGTAATCAATGCTGTTTATAATTCCGCGGAAGTCGACGAATATCGTCTAATGCTCGAACTTGTGAACAAAGCAGTTCGTGATGAAGATATGAAAGTTGTGGAAGTAAAACAAACTGGAACAGATAAAAAAGCAGATGCTTATGAATTACTAGAAATGATGCGTACTGTGTTTACTCGTATTACCCTACCAATGGGAAGTCGTTTCTTTAACAAAGCGGGCGTTCATACAACAACTGATGAATCAGATGTTCACGTATTAATGCTTCCAGAAACACAATCTATGGTAGATGTAAACGGGCTTGCTAGTGCTTTTAATATGGATAAGGCTACTTTCTTAGGTAATCGTACATTAGTGGATGGATTTGCAGATCCTAACGTATTAGCGGTTATCCTTGATAAAAACTGGTTCATGGTATTTGATAAACTACAAAAAATGGAATCTATTCGTAATAGTGACGGTTTGTACTGGAATTATAGTTATCACGTGTGGCAGATCCTTTCTTATTCATTATTAGAAAATGCAGTTGTGATTAAAAAAGGTAATGGCGTAAAAGCAATTATTGATCCTAAATTTGTTGACGTTGCAAAAGGAGCTACAAAACAATTCACTGGTGAAGTAATTGGAGCTACAGCTAGCGCACAATCTTGGACAGTTACTGGCGGAATTGCCGGAACAACGATCAATACAAGCGGTTTATTAACAGTTGCGTCTGGCGAAACAGCTACTAGCTTAACAGTTACATTTAAAGCTACTGTAGACGGTAAAGATTATACTGACGATGCTCATGTTACGGTGAAATCGGCTTAATCGTTAAAGATCTTTAGAAAACACATCAAATGATGGGAGGGAACACCAATGGCAGTTGTGCCTGTTTCGGGAACGAATGTCAGACTTTTGTCTGGTGTTCCGTTCTCTCATGATTATGCTCATACAAGATGGCATAATGATAAGGGAACGCAAACAAGTTGGTTTTTAAATCGTCCGGTCGTTCATACGATGAGCGAAGCGAACTTTCAACGGATTGAAGGAAAACCATATATTCGTTGTGATGAACCGATTGATAACTTATGGAATGCGAAATATATTATGTTTCAGAACAAAGCGTATAACTCAAAATGGTTTTATGCGTTTATTACAAAGTTAGAGTATGTGAATGGTGGCAGAACGAATGTTCATTTTCAACTTGATGTTATGCAGACTTGGATGTTCGATATGAATTTCAAACCTTCTTTTGTTGTGAGAGAACATTGTCCACTTTGGAACGAAGATGGAACACCAGTGGTTAACACAGTAGATGAGGGATTGAATTACGGACTAGAATATGACGATGTCCACGTTGAACATTATGTACCGAATAAAGGAATTAAGTTTCTCGTTATGGTATGCACGAAAGATATGCATAGTAGTAAAAAGGATAAAACGGTTGCCACTTACAATGGTACAGCTCAACCTTTAACGTATTACGCTTTGCCGGTTATGTTGGATGGTGAGCCAGTTAAAATATTAAGTGGTGAAGATGATATCCCTATGTCGTCACCAGAAAAGTTTTTAAGTACGGTTTACGATACTGAATCGGCGCAAAAAAATATTATTTCTCTTTATATGACCGATTCCATTGGATGTCCGTTCACTGTAGGTGGCGGAGGGGAAACGACTTGGGTTATATCATTTACCGAAAAAGATCAAAAAATAACACCAGTACGGATTGGTGAAGGTGAAAAAGTAAATGATCTTCTTTATATAGAAGACGTGAAACGATACAAAACAGAAACATATGACGTTGGCGGTAAATATGATAACCTTCCGAGTTATAAGGAAAGTAAATTGTATATGCACCCATATACCGTACTTACAATTGATGATTTTAAAGGTAATCGAACAGATTATAAATTGGAATATATTTATGATCCTAACATTAAGTTGAATATAAAGGGTTCGATGGGACTTAGTAACAAAATATCATATGGCATTCAAAAGTATAACGATAAGGCGAATATGACAAATCATCAAGATAATCAATATGCGTTGATTAACAATAACCCTCAAGACATTCCGATTCTTAATGATATGTATGCAGCTTTCTTACAAGGGAATCGAAATAGTTTGCAAAACCAAAAAGATAGTATTCTATTTAATGGTTTTATGAACAATGTCGGATCTGTTACTGGCAATGTTGGAAGACAAATGGACGGTATGGATCGTTCGCTGAATGGTGTGAATATGGGTATCGGCGTTGCGCAAGGCACTGGAAATACGATCTTGCAATTGCAAGGCTTGGAAGCAAAACAGAAAGATATTGCAAATACCCCAGCTCAAATAACAAAACAAGGATCAAATACCGCTTATGATATGGGACATCGTTATGACGGTGTAACGTTCATTAAAAAGACATTGAAACCAGAGTATAGAAAGAAATTAGAAGACTTTTTCAATGCGTATGGGTACAAAAAGAACGAAGTGAAAATGCCGAATTTTCACACTCGTAAATCTTGGAATTATGTAGAAACAAAATTATGTAATATTGATGGTAGTTTTAATAACGAAGATTTAAGTGATCTAAAAAAAGTTTTCGATAACGGTATAACGTTATGGCATACCGATGATATCGGCAACTATTCTTTAAGTAATGAGGTGATTTAATATGATGTACGGAAATCCTAACATGTGGGAAGTAAGAGAAGGGAATGGATATTTCGATCATTACCGGATCTATTTGCAGTCACTCGCTTTTCAGTTGTTTGAATGGGAAAACTTACCCAATGGTATCGATCCGAGATTTTTAGAATCTACGATTCATACAAAAGGGTATGTTGGTTTTTATAAACATCCAACATATAACTTCCTTGCAAGCAATGGAGCAACTGGCGGTATGATTGACCGTTATTATCTTCCTAGCGAATTTCATTCTAGTAATCCGAACGATGAACGAATTAATTTTAAGATCTTTAATTATTCGGATGAATTGGAAGAAGCAAAGAATGATCCTAACTACGGCGTTGTGATTTATAATAATGATTTTCATATCCCAACTACACCGTCACTTACCATGTTTGCAAGGGATCTGGCGGAACTAAAAGAGATTATTCGAATTAACCAGAACGCACAGAAAACACCTGTTACCATTGCAATAGACGGGAACGGGAAACAACAACTTTCTATTAAAAACTTTTATAATCAAGTGGAGGGAAATGCTCCTGTTATCCTTCATGATAAGAGTTTAGATGTTAATCAGATGAAAGTATTCAAAACGGACGCTCCTTATGTTGTGGATCGTTTGAACCAACAAAAGAACGCTGTATGGAATGAAGTTATGACGTTCTTAGGGATTAAGAATGCAAATCTTGAAAAGAAGGAAAGAATGGTTACAAGTGAAGTGGATTCGAACGATGAACAAATTAGTGCGAGTGCGAATGTAATGTTAAAATCTAGATTAGAAGCATGTGAGAGAATTAATATGTTGTATGATTTGGATGTGAATGTGAAAATCAGACATGACATCATCGATCAATTCCAACAACAAATCGAAACAAACACGGGAAGGATGACGGACAATGGCACTGTATACGATAGAACTTAGACGATACATTGATTCCTTTTCCCAGTATGAAACCGGACTATCTTTAAATGAAAAGATCGAGAGAGGAAGAACAAGATTGTTTGACTTCTCTTATCCGTTTTTCGATGAAAGTAAGAAGAAAGAGTTTGAACGCCTTTTCATTATGGAATTTTACAATAGAGAAATAGGATATGAAACGATAGGTCGTTTTAAGTTGGCACTCGAAACATGGCTCAATATCAATATGGTGTACTGGAATAAATTGCTCGAATCTGAGAATCTCAAATTTGAACCATTTTTGAATACGATCATGGACAAGAACGGAAATCTCGTGAATACCAAAGATCGACTCGATACAATGGATAGTGTTAGAGATACGAAGGTAGATTCTAACTTCTCACAAGATGGAACTTCCAAAACAGTAAGCGATGGAACGAGTGACACAGATAAAAACGAAACTGTTGATAAAACCGGCAATAAGAAAGATAGTTTCGATGATAAAGAGAATACAAATTCGTTCGATAGAAAGTTGAATAGTGACACACCAGATACACGACTTCAAATCACTACGGAAGATGGAAAAGGCATTATTGAATACGCAAGTAATATTGATGAAGAAACGAATAAAAGTGATAGAACACTAAACCATACTGGTAATGAAGATACTACCTCTAATCAGAAAATGGAAGGTGGATCTAAAACCACTACACATGAAGATGTAAATAATACAACCCATTCAGAAGGCGAAAGCGGAACGATTGGTAAAGAAACTGGAAACAATACGTTAAACAGTGATATCAAAACAAACGAAGATACCGTTATGCATTATGTCGGGAAAGTTGGCAATGAAACTTATTCGGAAATGCTAACAAAATACAGAGCGACTTTTCAAAGATATTATCGTGATATCTATGAAGAAATGAACGCTGAATTATTTATGTTAGTTTTTTAGGAGGAATTGAAATGAACACGAATTGGCACGAAATAGGAATGATTCCGCCTTTTACACAAGAAAAATATCGACGTTACTTACCGAGTGCGTTTGATAGTTCTTTAGATATGTATGAGCAAGTCGTTAACATGATCGAGTATGTGAATAAACTCGGATTGTTAACGAATGATTTGATTAATATATGGAATGAATTTCATAAATGGATTATCAACGAAGGGATTAAAAACGCTATTGATAAAAAGCTAGATGATATGGTTGCGGACGGTTCGCTTGCCGAACTAATCAATCAAAAGATGCTCGGTGACTTATTAAAAGAAGTTACCAATGCACTTGCGAGAATGGATGTGCAACTATATGAAACAATGCCGTTTTATGCGAACTATCAAAAAATTGTTGGAACTACTCCGACCACCTTAGAAGGACAAGCGGACTTTATTCAAGGTTTCGCTTATAACACAAAAAACAAAGAGTATTATGTCGCTAGACAAATAAACGGTGGCACGACCGTTACTATCACACGTTACAGTCAATTGACACACACAGAGATTGACCACAAAGTGTACAATAAGTCTACTGGTGCATATGCTGAAGGTTTACCGTATTTTTATAACGAACAAGATGAATTGTGTTTCTTTGTTCGCACAACTTACGATATGAAACTCGCTGTATTTAATTACACAAAAGGGACGTTAAGTCCGGAAATGACCGTTCTTGGTGGTAGTAAATTAGGTTCTGATCCGGAAAACAAGTTTCTTATCACACACTTTGGTGATGCAAACCGTTGTGAAGGTGTTTATATTTACGACTTCCAGTCGCTTGTTGACTTACAACCGCAATTGATCCGAAAAATTTATTTTAACGGAGAAATTGTAAACGGCGAGAAAGTACAATCTTGTACAATTGTAAATAATCATATTTACTTAGGTAGAGGATCTGGACAACCTTCTTTAACCGTTGTTAATTTCAGTGGTGAAACAGTTGCTACGTACGATTTTGATAGACAATCATTAGCGGATATGATTAATAAATGGGCTCCTTGTATTGAAGGAACGAGTTATACTTATGAAAATGAAGGTTTCTCTTTTTATGAATACAATGGGCGTTATTATCCGGTTGTGGCTCATGTTGTTAAATCGTTAGGTAAAGTATTCTTTGCTTTATGTGGTAGTACTGACTTTACAAAGGTAGAAACAAATACTTATACAAGAGGACAAAGCACCGCTCTGGTGTGGCAGGATCTACCGCTAAGTGCAGGCGTTACTGCTTACGCTTCCGATGTTAAACCGGAATATGCGAAAGATGACAAAGGTAATGTATATTTACGTGGAGTTGTTACACACGCTTATACAACATCAGAACCGAACTTGGAGCTTGGTACACTTGGATTCCCATTTATACCGATACGAAACATGTTCTATACAACCGTAGCGAGCGTTAACAAAGATAATCCAAGTGCTACAAATCGTATTCAAGTGCGTAGTAGTGGTAAAATTATCTTAGATGCAACAAGTGGTAACCCTACCGCTCCGAAACAATTTACATCCTTGGACGGCATCCAGTTCTTCGTGGATGACAGACCGTTGTAATGAAAGCCGGACAAAAAGCCAACGGGAGTAATGGGTTGCAAAACTCATTATTCCCAATGGATGTAATGTATATTACGCAAGGCGAAGGAGATAGTTTCTCTCATGGGAATGCAAAGGCAATTGACTATATCCAAATGACAAAATCCGGTCAACGCACGTATCGTGCGCCGTATTATGCTCCTGCTGATGTTACACTTATACATAAGGGTAGCGATGGTGCGGGCGTGGCATGGGCAACGGATAACGAGGTTAATACACCGATTGGTAAAACGAAGCTTGTTTATATGGTTTGGCATGACAATGATGCATCTAGCATGTCAATTGGAACAAAGAAGAAACAAGGCGAATTGTTAGGTCACACTGGTACTGCAGGTAATGTTACCGGGGATCACCTTCATATGGAGATATATACAGGAAGTGCCTTCGATAAATCAAGAGCTATACATAACTGGGAAGGCGTTTTTGTTAACGATACCGAGATGGTGAACACATACAATTACAACTGGTTAACAACTGATGATAACACAGGATCGATCAATGGTAGTTGTCCGGCTGGTGATGGTACGTTTCAATTGAATGAGAAAGTAAATGCGAAAGTTAGAAGTTATGAACCTATGATGAGGGCTGAATGTGAAAAACAAGGGATACCACAGGCGGTTATTCCGTTACTTGCTTTAATGATGGTAGAAAGTGGCGGTGAAGGTGGCGATCCGATGCAGAGTTCTGAATCAGCAGGTTTACCGATGAATACGATTAAAGATCCTTATGCAAGTATTGTTCAAGGTGTAAAACACTTTAAAGAAAGTTTGGAGACATCTAAACAATACGGCGTTGATATATGGACGACTTTTCAGCAGTATAATTATGGGATCGGGTATGCGAAATATATCAGTACAAGAGGTGGAGTGAATACCATTGCGCTAGCAAAAGAATACTCAAGAACGGTTGTTGCTCCTAGTTTAGGTAATACAAGCGGAATTATGGTACCTTATGTGAATGAAATATCGATCGCATTAGGCGAGACTATGCGTTATGTGAATGGTGGTAACTTCTTATATGCTTTTATGATTCAATATTATACGACTGGAAATGGATCTATCAATGAATGTGGAAATAACACCGGCGTTACTGATAAGGATAAAAACAACAAAAAAATATATGAACTATTAATGTGTGATGCATTGAATGGTTGGAAATGGTGAGGTGAAATAAATGGATGTTATAGGGTGGTTACAATACTGGCTATTAAATGATAGCTACAAATTGATTTATATATTAACACTAATTTTAGTTGCTAATGTTTTAGATTTTATTATAGGGTGGGTTAACGCTAGGATCAATCCGAGTGTTAAGTTTGCAAGCAGTAGGGCCATTTTTGGGATAGCTAGAAAGATTGTGCTATTTATCTTACTTATTATGTTTATTCCGATGGCTTTGCTAGTTCCAGAACCGATTGGCATCGGTGCTTTGTACGTTCTTTATATCGGTTATCTTGTTAGCGAAGTCACTTCTATATTAGGTCATTTAAAATTAACTGATGATGATAAAACAGTTGATACTTTTATAGATTTCGTTAGTAGATTAACTGTAAAAGACAAAGAGAAGCCGAGTGAAGAAAAAGAAGAACAGAAAATAATAGGGTGAAGGAGGAAATACAACAATGGGTAACATTATTGATATTTCTAAATGGAACGGTATCATTGATTGGGACGTTGCAAAACAAAACATTGATTTCATTATAGCTAGGGTGCAAGATGGATCGAATTATGTAGATCCTAATTACAAAAGGTATGTGAAAGAGATGAAATCTAGAAATATCCCTTTTGGCAACTACGCTTTTTGTCGATTTGTGTCTGTAAATGATGCAATAGCCGAAGCTCGTGATTTCTGGGATCGTGGCGATAAATCAGCTACGGTTTGGGTTGCTGATGTGGAAGTTAAAACAATGAATGATATGCAAGCAGGAACACAGGCGTTCATTGACGAATTGTATAATTTGGGAGCTGAAAAAGTCGGGTTGTATGTTGGACATCATATGTACCAACCGTTCGGAATGGGCAATGTTAATTGTGATTTCGTTTGGATTCCACGTTATGGTGGAAATAGACCGGATTATCCTTGTGATATCTGGCAATATACCGAAGAGGGGTATGTTGATGGAATTGGAAAATGCGACTTAAATTATTTGATTGGCGATAAAGAATTGGAGTGGTTTACAGGTTATGACAATGCTGTCTCTGTTACTGAAGTGCCTTATAATTCCGATTGGTTTACAAATCAAACGGGAGTTTTTACAGCGGATAGAGGAATTAAAGTAAGAAAAGAACCTTCTGTAAATAGCGAACATATTAGAACGTTGCAAACAGGAGGAGAATTTTCATATACGTCGTTCGGTTATGAAAAAGATGGTTATGTTTGGTTAAAAGGCGTAGACGGAACTTATGTTGCTAGTGGTGAAACTGTAAACGGTAGCAGAACGAGTTACTGGGGATCGTTTAAATAAAGAAAGGATGATTACACATGGATAAAGACTTATACTATAACCCACAACGAATACTTAGTTACAATCGAATAATGAATTTTGTCATAGGAGCTAGGGGGATAGGTAAGTCTTATTCTATGAAGAAATATGTAATTAATCGTTTTATCAAGACGGGTGCGCAATTTATATATTTACGATTGTATAAGAGTGATCTCAAAAAAGTTACACAGTGGTTTAATGATATCAGACAAGAATTTCCGAATGTTAAATTAGAGGTAAAAGGTAGACAATTTTACATAGATGGAGAATTGGCAGGGTGGGCGATCCCTATCAGTGCATGGCAATCCGAAAAGGGTGCTAGTTATCCTAATGTAGAAACGATCATTTTTGATGAATTTATACGTGAAAAGGATCAAGTTGGATATCCTCCTAACGTGGTAGAATCATTATTAAATATTATTGATACTGTTATTCGTAATAGGGATAATTTCAGATGCATTTGTTTGAGTAATAGTACATCTGTTGCTAATCCGTATTTTATTTACTACAATATATTGCCGGATATCAATAAACAATTTAATAAATATACTCATTGCGTGGTAGAGATCCCACCAAGCCGGGACTTCGCTGAAGAGAGAAAGAAAACTAGGTTCGGTGCTATGATTAGCGAACTTGAATATGGCAGAATGTCACTTAATAACGAATTTACACATGATACTGATACTTTCTTAGAGAGAAGACCGAAAGACAGCAGATTTGCGTTCGCTATTGTGTATAAAGGATTTACATTTGGTATATGGGTTGATCGTGAAGGGATGACCATGTATATTTCGCAAGATTATGATCCATCATCAAAACAACGTGTAGCTTTAACGAAAGAGGATGCCGACGAAAGAACACTTATTATGGATGGATGGCGTAATGATTATAGATTATTTAAAATGGTATCAGCATTTAAAAAAGGTATGATGCGTTTCGAGAATCAAGTGATCCGCCATACTGCTTACGATATGTTTACGAGTATGCGTATATTTTAATCCACGGTCTGTGTGATCGTTTTATATATAAAAAAAGCCACCGTGAGGTGGCTTTAATTTTCGTACTTGTTTATAATTTCTTGTGTAACTTCTAGATATTTACCGAAATCAGTTACCATGTATTTTTCTTTCGCTTTGCGTAATTCATTTAAATATTGTTCGTTTTTACTCATTTCTTTTCACCTTCTTTCTTGTAAGCGTCGATGAACAAACTACCTATATGTGCAACTTGTTCTGGTGATAGCGAAGAACTTTCTTTATGTTTATCCAGTAAATTTAGTGCCTTTGTTAATGTATCAAGTGTCATACTATTTTCCCTCCTTGAATGTTGTTTTAATCCAATCACTATCATATTCATATAATGATCCTAATAATTCAGTTGTTGCATTTATATCATCCATAATACCGTTGTATTCTTCTTCACTTATGTAACCATCTTCGAATTGTTCTTGTAATGTTAATCCTGTTTTCATATTAAACACCTGCAGCTATTAAGATTGAAAATATATACATCCACAAATACCCTATACACATAACCAACGCTACTTTGAGAGATCCACGCAACATATTATAAACCTCTTCTCTTTGTTTCAATATATTGAATCGCTTTTTCTACACTAGCGAATTGTTTGATAGCAAATTTTTCAACGAATTTATCACTGAATGTAATACCCATGTCTTCATATTTTTCTAATGCGATACAGTGGTTCATAGATAGTTCGTAATCTTGAATTTCTTCTTGCCAAACGATTTCCATATCACCATTATCTCTGATTTGTTTAGAACGTTTCATTTTCTTGTTACCTTTAGTAGCTGATTTAACCATTGCGTTTGCTAATACTGTTAGTAAAAATACGATCATAATAACTGTGAACATAATCGTTACCTCCTAAAGTGTTTTGTTATTTGTTTCCCTACATATAATATACCATAGTGATACACATATTACAATACAAAAGTGTAAACAAATTATATGATTCATAAAGTAATAGTATTATTAATATTCTGACATCTTTCTATAAAACACACATAAATATCATAAATCATAAATATAATTATCTGTCAAGTCAATGGGGAAATACGTACAACCTCTAACTCGGC